GTAATTTTGGTTCTAATTCAGCACAACGAATAGGTAATATTGGTAATATTGTTGGTTCGGCATTAGAAGTTGCTGGTATTGTAACTTCTTTTACACCATTTGGTTTGGGTTTAGAAGGATTGGGTGCTGCTATTTCATTTGGTTCAGCAGCAATAGAAACTGGTGGAGATATAGCTGAAGGTAAAGAAGAAGCAAAAACAACTGAAAAAGATATTACATCTCAAGCAAGGGGAGATGTTGCTGCTGATGTTGTAACTCAAGCGGTTGGACGCACTCAATAAATTTTTTTAATTTTTTTTAAATTTATTTTTCATATTTATTTTATATTTATAATTATAAAATGAGTTCTTATTGGCGTAATGATGAGAAGATTAAGGTTTCGCAGACCCAAGTTTCTATTCCATCAACTAATGGTCGGTCATACACGGGGACTGCCGGTCAGTCCGGTCGCCGTGTAGATTTTGAAATTCCTCCAACTGTTAAGTTTATGGATGGTAAGAATTCTTACCTTCAGTTCGATGTTAAAGTTGCTCTTCCGGCTGGTGCTGACCCAACTCGCATCCACTTAGACCCATTCATCGGGGGTCAGTCGGTAATCAAGAATCTAAGAATCTACTCGGGCAATCGTGCTGTTCTCCTTGAAGAAATTACTGAATACAATTCAAAGGTTCAAATTCAGTATTCTTATGATGCTGATGATAGTATGAGAAAGATGAGGGCATTAAAAGAAGGTTGCTTAATTGATACGGTTGAGAATCGTGGGACGCTTGGGACTTCGGTTTCTAACAATATTGATACAAGGACTAACCCATACTACAAGCCGGTTGGGACTGTTCCCGCTGCTCGTGATTGGGGGACGGCTGATGATTTCTTGACTGCTAAACTTTCACTACCAATACACGCTGGACTATTCGCTGATGGTGGAGACAAGATCTTCCCAGTTATGTTGACAAATGGTTTATTTATTGAAGTGGATCTTGAAGACCCAGCACGATTCTTGAAGCAGTTGGATAGTGTAAACCGCCATCGTAGAATGAAGCAAAATCCGGTGTTTCACGGGATAAATGCTGCTGGTGGTGCTCTAACTATTGCGAATGCTACTAACCGAGACACAATCTTTTTAGCAAAATCTAATAATATGATTAGTGTTGAAAATTGTCCTTTCGTAAAGGGTGAGCGTATTGGTATTTGTTCGGCAACTAATCCCGATAGTGAATGTGCCCTAACTACAACGGATGCGGGAGGTCAAGCATATCCGAAGATTACTGATATTACTCTTGATGGTGGATATGTAAAACTAACTCTAGAAGAGTTCCAAAATAGTGATACTGGTGATGGCGTACAAGCGGACAAGGATGACTTTATCCTTTTCTCTGCTTCTATTGATAAATTTAGGACTCAAAATGATGATAATACAACAGTATTAATTGCGAAACAAACTTCATATGCGGCAACGGTTCAGTTTTCCAATATGGATATGGTAATCCAGCAAGTTGGTGTAGACCCGAGATATGAAGCGGGTATGATGAAGAAGATGAGGGATGGTGGTTCTATTGAGATTGATATTCCAAGTGTTACTAACTACAAGCACTCTCTCTTGTCAAGCAATCGTAATGCGACAGTAAATATGCAAGTATCAAATACAAGAGCGAAGTCTATGATTGTTATGCCTAGTGATGCGAAGGTATTAGATAGTGCTGATTTAATTGGTGGTTTACCAGCTTGTTATGCTGAAGAAGTAACAACTATGGATGGTCGCCTCCATTCTATTCGTAGCGGTCAAGTAGGGATCATAGATAGACTTACTCAGTATCAACTGTTGGTAGATGATAAATTAGTCCCGAGCAGACCCATAGTTGTTTCTAAGATTAATCGTGGTGTATCTATTGCGGCACAGCCTCTAATTGAATTAGAAAAAGCACTAACCCAAGCGGGTATAGTTCCCCGCTCCTTCGTAGATTACAATCGTAATTTCTTGATTGGACGAGCATATGCTCTTAATGATGGAGTCGCTAATCTCAATAATAAGACCAATCAGTTACAGCTATTATTTAATGAAAAAGATGCTGCTGGTGTTGATCTCGCCCCAACTCATAATAAACTCCTCTACTGCTTTATGTTCCACCTTCGTAGAATTAGCATCAAGGGTGATTCAGTTATGGTTACACTCTAAATTCTCAATATGTCAATTTTAGACATATCGTCTAAAATAAGTCTCAATAAAAATAATCTTGGGATGTCAATTTTATGTCATATGTCAATTTTAGACATATTAGTATTCTCTATCAATCTTTTTTTATTTTTTATTTAATATTTATTTTATGTATAGTAATATATAAAATGAGTGTTTCACGTAAGTATCTTTCCGTTCAACCGAATAATGTTCCTTCTACGGGTAAGGTCAGCCACGCTCGTGGTAATCCAATCCTCACGATTACCCTTGGTCGCCAAGACGCAGTATTAGATTTATCGTCTCTTCGATTGAGTGGAGATTTAAATGTGTGGCGTGATGCTGCTGGGACTCTTCACCCAACCGCAACTGCCGGACAATCTCCCGAGCTTCGTGGGTCTCATAAACTTGGTATTTATTCAGTAATAGATCAGCTAGTTTTTAGACACGCAGAAACTAAACAAGTTATAGAGCATATTAGACATTATGGACGTTTTATGAGTTCTTATATGCCGGTGATGGCGGGTATGCAAGATGTAGCGGGTCATTTAAGTGAAACTGCTTTAATCTACCCCAATTATCAGTCGTATCGTGATAGTGTAATCCGTAACACCCGAGCATCTCCTTTCTGTATTCCATTGCCTTCGGGTTTAACTCTTGGTGCTTCTCAACTCCCTCTATCAAAAGTTCCTCTAGAAATTGAGATCCATTTAGCACCGGATTCCCAAGTGTTTTATTCAAGTGATGCTACAACTGCTGGTATTGCTAATGCTTTCTATGAATTAAGTGGTCTAGAGGTTGCTTGTGAGGTTGAGTATGGTGTTCCAACTCCGGATAGTGGTGTTCTAGCATTCAATTCTATTACATCTTATTTCTCTACGCTTGAATCAACCAACTCTATTATCAACTTCAATCTTGGATTAAGCAAGGTATTAGCATCTTTCGTGAATTTCGTTCCGGCGAATTTCGTAAACAATTTAGCCCAAGATGGTTTCCTTACTTATATGCCTACTAAGGGTGATGGAGCAGTCGCCAATCTTGAAACTATTTCCTTCCTCCGTAATGGTGAGCGTTTCCCCTCCGCATTTGAAGTAAAGTCGGTTCGTAGTGCTTCTAATGAAACCACCGTCGTTGATCCCCAAGTTATTAAGACTTTCTTGTCATCTATTATTCCCGAGCATCAGCACACCCGCACAACAGTTTCACCTCTCAACTCCAACCGCTCTTTCACAAGCAACGAAAACGCAGCAACAAGCTATAGATACATTCCGGACACCGGTGCTGCTTATGGTGTTGGTGTTCTCTATGATATGCTTGATAGTGAAGGTGTTGATTTCTCCAACGCACAATTTTCTATTCAAATGACGAATGGTTTAGATGACGGCAATCCGGTTTCGGCATATCTATTCATTAAGTCCAAGGTTGTTGTTGCTTGGTCGGCAACCCAAGGAGTCCAAGTCGTAATGTAAGTATTGATTTATCAATCAACCCTTAGGGTAAGTAGATTAAAGTTTTTTCTATCTATTAAATTTTTAATAAATTTATTTTTTTTAATTTTTTATATTTATCATAATATAAAAATGAGCGATATGGATTCTAAACCCGATGTTTCAACTGACCGCATCCCCGATCTTATTAAAGTGGGAGCGATTCCCTCTTCTTACGGACAAATGCTCCACACCGATGTAATTGACCCAGTTACTTTCTCGCAGTCTCGTGTGCGATTCACTCTTCAGCGTGTTGCCGGTTTCCTTCATTCCAATTCCAAGGTTACTCTTGCTGTAACTCCTCTCACAACCACTACTGCTTTCTACCCCCTCAATATTGGTATTTCTAACCTTGTTAAGTCTGCTGCCCTCCGTATTGGTTCTCAAACAGTATGCGAGATTGATGACTACGACCAGTTCCACGCCTATCAGTCTATGTTTATCTCTAATGAAGACAATAAGGAGAGAGAGCAGTTCTTGTCGCAGAGGTGTATCTCCCACAAACCGGTTTATGATGACCGCACGGCAGACACCACCGATAAGCCACCGAATTCGGCAAAGAAGGTTGGTCTCGATGTTGGTAGAAATGCTACTGTTCCCGCTGCTGGTGGTGCTGGGACATTCCAGCTATTACCCTTTATGCTACATTCGGGAGCATCCGCACAGACGATTTCCGACGCCCCCGTGTATTCGGTTTACCTCAGCGATTTGTTTCCCTTCCTAAAATATAATCAGTTACCACTCCAATTAATAGATCAAGAAGTCCATATTGATATTGAATTCCAACCAACTACATCGTCTCTCTCTGCTGCTGGTCTCTCTCGTCGTATGTGTATAGCAGCTAGTGATGCTGCCTCCAATCAAGTTGAATACCAAATTAATCAAGATGAAGTAAAACTTATTTATGATTCTATTACATTTGATGGTGATATTATGGAGAAGTATAAGCAGCAGAATCAGTCTCTAACTTTCCAGTATGTTGATTACCGACTTGCGAAGAGGACTGGAGACCAAGCAGCATTCGCCAACCTTAACTTTCAGTTGGGTGGTAATGGTCGTCTTGTTTCTAAGGTTCTTATGGGTCTTCAGCGTAATGAAAACTTCACACCGGTTTCTCTTCTTAATGGTGTTGGTGCGAAGGATGTTCTTCCGGCTGAATCACTTTCTATCAATCTATTATACAACGACCTTTATGAATTTAATGTTGATCGTAGCAACGCTGCTTTACTTTTCCACACTACCCAACACGCTGAGGGTAAAGTGCCTATGGTTACACGAGACGAATATCAAACAAGTGGAGTTTCAGCCATTACTACTGAAACTATGGAGGGACACGCACAGAATAGTGGGGCAGCTGGTATTGGTGGTCTATTCCGTTGGACGGCAATTAAACCGAATAAGGGACAGCGTGTCAATAACAAGGGTATGGACTTAACTTACAAGGCAAGTGGATTACCCGCTGACACTTATACTCTCCGTGTTTACCTTGAGATGCTTAAGGTTGCGAAGATTGAAGGAGGTCAATTTTCGTGTTATTTCGCTTAAATTATTTTCTAAATTAAGATATAAATGTGGTGGATAAAAGTTGTTGAATATTTTTCTTGTGATAAATACAAGAAGTTGTATGAGGAGGAGAAGCAAAAGTATCAAGATTTAAAAAAGTGGAGTGAGAGTCTAGTGATTAAATTAAATCCGGATTTTTTAAAAGAGATTGAAGTAATCAATCTTCAATCAAAATAATCTAATTTTTTCTCGTTTTTTAATTAAAAAAATAATCTATTTTTATAGTATAAATATGAAAATAGATTCAAGTAATCCAAGTGAAGATATTCAAAAAGCAAGACCTAACATCAAGGCAAACACAGTAAAACAATATGAAGTTAATCTTAAGAAGTTACAAAAGATATATGATACGGATGGGTATGATTTTTTATCGAAACCGGATGATGTAATGGATAAGATTAAGGATCTTCATTATCTAAGTCAACGTAACATATTAAATGCGATTGTTGTTCTTTTAATGGCTCTCAATCACGATGAGAAGTATGATAAATTATTAACTACTTATGGTGAATTAAGGGATGAATTAAATGATAAGTATAGCGAGGAGCAAAAGAGTGGAGTCATAAGTGATAAGCAATCTAAGAATTTCACAACCACGGAGGAGATATTCAAGATGATTAATGATATGAATGAAGATTTAAAACCAATCATTAAGAAATCCAAAGACCAATTAACTAAAAAAGAAATGCAATTATTACAAGCATACACATTATTTAATATTTATTCTCGTATGCCGATGCGTAATGATGTTGCTGGTATGACCGCAATTAATCAAGCAGCATACAAGAAGTTAAGTGAAGATGAAAAGAAAGAAAACAATTATTTAGTTGTACCATCCAAGGGACAAATTTATTTCGTATTGAATCAATACAAAACAAGCAAGAAGTATAAAGAGTTAGATTTACCAATTGAAGACGCAAATTTAAGAAAGATATTAAGATATTATCTCAAGATGAATGGGATGGGAGTTTTATTTAAGACATCAACGGGTAAACCTCTTACCCGCACGGAGTTAAGTAAGGTATTACTTAAGTATTCTAAGAAGTATATGGATAAGTCAATTAGCACGACCCTTTTAAGAAAAATTTATTTGTCAAGTAAATATGGTAATATGAAAGAAGAGTTGGAGAAGGATAATAAGGTGATGGGTCATAGTAAGGCGGTTGCCTTGGATACGTATGTTAAGAAGGCTCAAGATTAATTACTTTTTTAAAAAACTTTTAATTTTACTAACTAGTTCTTTTTTACTTACATTTTCATTTAGAAGAATTCTAGTCGGCACCCCACCAATTTTCCTTGGATAATCATAAAAGGATTTTATATGAAAAGGTAATTTATCGAATTCTTCTTCATTTATTTTTTTTTTAAGATTAAAGAAATCTCCCCCACTAACTACATCTCTTAAAAAACTTCTTATTCCACCAATCGTTTGTAATCTCTTTCTAAATCTAGAATCTAATCCCAAACTATCAATAAGTTTTTTCAATTCATCAGCGGACAATTTACTTGCTCCAAAAGATTTTTCGCTGAGGGGTTCTTCTTTCTTTGGTTCTTCTTTCTTATTAGGTTCAATAACCTTAATCTTTTTAGGATCAACCTTGGGGCGACCAACCTTTTCCTTGGGTCTAACCTCATCTTCTTTCTGTGGTTTACTCCTTGGTTTACTCCTTGCTTTTTCTTCCTTGATTGCTTCTTTTTTAATTGCTCTAACTTCTTTCTTTTTCTTCTCTTCTTTCTCCGCCTTCGCTTCAGCAATCTTCTGTTGTTGGAGAGCAGTCTTGGGTTTAGGTTTAGTTAATTCTTTCGCTTCTTCTAATGTAACCTTAGGTCTCCTTGGTCTATCCTTTTTAGCATCAAGAATCTTTTTATTTTTATGATCTACCTTGTAGCCCTTATCCTCAATCAATTTAATTAAACCTTCTCTATCAGTCCCCTTGGGTATTTTAATTGAAACAAGAATATTGTGAGCCCTAATAAGTTTTCTCAATTCGGGAGCAGTCAATTCACCTTTAGGAGTCTTCGCCATTTATAAGTATAATAGATAAAAAAAATATCTTTATTAAAATATAAAATGTTAGTTGATAAATCTCACTCTAAAAAGGATATTGTTTATTTATTCAAGAAGCACGGCGTAACCATAGACGATAAATTGAGTAAGGGTAATATAGTAAAGAATATCGATAGATATATAAAAGATTTTAAATTTAATGATAAGATCAAGAATGTAACTCAATTGAAAGATTATTTAAAAAATACATCACCGAAACAGCGACCGAATACAGCACAGAAGAATGAAATAATGTTTAAGGCGAAAAAGATAATCAAGTGGGCTAAGAATGATTATATTTTTAATGGGGCAACATATACGGATGATGAAGAGCCATATCAAGATATTATGAGTATTTATGTGTGGGGTGATTTACCGAGTGTGAGACGAGCGTGTAGAATGTATAACAATAGTATTTATTGTAAGAATCATATTAATCCGGTAATCACGGCGGAGATTGAGGAGGAGTTAAATAACAATAAATTTATTAAGTCTCAAGTTATTCATAACTTACAAATAAGAAAAGCAAGTCCCGAAGATCCAATATTAGTTGTATTTGATTGATATGTCTAAAATTGACATATGACATAAAATAGACATATTGAAAATAATATCATAGAGACTTGTTTTAGAGGATATGTCTAAAATTGACATATCAGTTTGTTTCACTAAAAATAAAATATATTAAGTATTATAAAATGAGTTTATTACTTCACGGAGATTGTTTAGAACATATGAAAGGTATAGACAGCGAATCAGTTGATTTTATCTTCTGTGATCTACCATACGGACAGACGAGTTGTAAGTGGGATTGTTGTATTGATTTAGAGAAGTTTTGGATTGAAGTAATGCGAATCAAGAAACTAAGAACTCCAATATTTATGACAACCACAACCAAGTTTGGAGTTGAATTAATTAATTCGGCACCGAAGAAATGTCCTTTTAGATATGATTTAGTATGGGTGAAGTCAGCCCCCGCTGGGTTTCTAAGTGCTAAAAAGATGCCGATGCGTAAGCACGAAATGGTTTATGTATTTTATGAGAAATTACCATTTTATGATTTATCGACTCATCAACATAAATTTATTAAAGAAGTCCCAACTAAGAGAGCGGGGAAAGACGGAGTTGATAATGCTGGAATGATTAAAAATAGAAGCAAGAGCGGTATGGAAACAATTAATAAATATGATCCACCCTTACCAGTATCAGTTGTTAAAGAACCCAAGACAATCAATACCTTATATGGGGATGATGTTGATGTACCCGATTATGTCAATAAAAGAAATAAAGAAACTGGGATGAGTGCTTATGACCCACCCTTACCAACAACTATGCTTGAAATTAAATCCAGTCGTGGTAAACATTCAACTGAGAAGCCCGTAGCATTAATGGAATGGTTACTTAAATATTTCTCCAAGGAAGGAGATGTTGTTTTAGATCCAACTATGGGAAGTGGCTCTACTGGGGTTGCTTGTAAGAATATGAATCGCAATTTTATCGGGATTGAATTAGACCCCGAGATATATGAAGTTGCTGTCAATAGAATTGATTGATGCGTTTTTATCAATAAAAATATTTTCTAAATTAAAGGTATAAAAATGGATTATAAGAAACAACAAGTAGATTTAGAATTCGGTTTTAGAAGTGAAGAAGAAACTCACGAATATCTAGAGAGTGTATTTGGTAAGTTAATGAAATCCAAGTTGAATCCGGAGATGGGTGAGTTTTATGAATTTGATAAATATAATGATAATTACTTTATTGAAATGAAAACAAGGAGAATCAATCATAATAAATATGAAACATTATTCTTCGGTGAGAATAAATTAATCAAGGGTGATGAAATATTAAAGAAGTGTCCTCATCTAAGAATCTTTTATTTATGGAGATGTGAGGATGGTGTTTATGGTTGGGAGCATCGGTCAAGTCCATTTCAAATTAGAGCAAGGGGGCGATGGGATAGAGGGAAGCAAGAGATAGATGAGTGTGTAGATATAAAACAAAAATTTATTAAGCCATTAAAAAATCTATTGGATTAATATAATGGTAGTAACAAATAAACAAAAGTTTAACAAGAAATATAAACAACCTATCAATACTGCAAATGGTAAAGATGATATTGTAAGATTAACTGGAATACCCAAGAAAATATTAGATGAAGTTTATGATCGTGGAGTTGGTGCTTATAAGACAAATCCACAAAGTGTAAGACCGAATGTTAAATCACCGGAGGAATGGGCTATGGCGAGAGTTTACGCATTCGTGATGAAAGGTAAAACTTATAAAACCGCTGATAAAGATTTAGCGGATAAATTAAGAAAAAAAAAAATAAAAGGATATATAAGATGATTACTTATATTCAAGGTGACATCCACGATGTTATAAAAACATTAGAAGACAATAGTATAGATTTTATTTATACTGATCCACCATTCAACGGACAAACAAAAGCAAAGTGGGATAGTAATTTAAGATGGGATGAATTGTTTAAAGAAATGTGGAGAGTTTTAAAACCAACTGGAATAATCGCACTACATTCAGCAATCCCTTTCAGTTATGAATTGTTAAAGTATGAAAAACCAAAATATAATTATAATTGGTTGAAAAATAATTCAACTGGATTCTTAACAGCAAAGTATCAACCTTTAAGAATAATGGAAGATGTATTTATTTATTATAAAAAGAGAGGAACATATAATCCTCAAATGGTAGGTGATAAATTTATAAATAAAAGGAATGTTAAGTATGGAGGTCAAAATGGATATTGGGGTGAAGATGGTATTAATAAAAAAAATGAGTATATAGAAAGTGAAGGGCATAAGGGTAAATATCCTACAACATTATTAGAATATCCAATTAGAAAAGGGGAGGGTAATGGAATTACTAGATGTGATGATATGATTGATTACTTTATTAAAACATATAGTAATGAAGATGATACTGTATTAGATATGACTTGTCATAATACAATAGTCGGGGAAAGATGTAAATTATTAAAAAGAAATTATATAGGTATAGATATAGAACCTATTTCTTCTTAGGCATAACTAAATATCCATTAGATTCATCATTATCAATTATTTTTAATTTCATTAAACCGAATAAACAAGATAAAAACATTTCGTGGTCGCTTTTATAGATTGCTTGTTTATTTAACTTTCTCTTATGTATCATATTACAGAAATAGGTTAAGGTATGGATAATATGTTTCACTTTAAGATTCTTCTTCATAGATTTCAATATCAAGTATTCTCCTTGATATTCATATCTCTTAAATGTTTTCTTTTCTGTTAGTGGAAATGAATTCATCAGTAATCCCTTGTAATATAAATTGAGTGAGCCTTGTGATCCGTTGTAGATAGTCATTTTCTCTATATATAAGTATAGATATTATTATTTTAAGTATATAATCCCTTATTTTACTACTTTTATATGAAAACCGACGCTTGAAATTGAAAAAAATGGTATATATTTTAAAATATATTCTGTTTTTTTCGTTTTTAAGCGTCGGAAAGCACATAAAAGTAGATTATATGGGGGAAATATGGGTATAATATTAGATTAGTTTAAGATTTTATTATATTATCTAAATTAAAATATTGATAATATTATTTATGAGACTTGAAGATGTTTATTGGGGAACTTGGTCTCACATAAATCTTGGTAAGCCCGATGAATTACCCGAGCATTACAAGGAAGAATATTTTTATAATGATAGTAATTATTTTAGTGATCCATTCGAGAATCCTTGGGACTCACCGACTCCATTCGGGTTGAAAAGGTCGGCAAGTGAAGAAGAGATTAAAAAGAAGTATAGGGAACTTATCTTGAAGCATCATCCCGACAAAGGGGGAGATGAAGAAAAATTTAAATCTATTCAACGGGAATGGGAAGAATACAACAACCAATATTAATATATATCATTTTCTTCTAATTGATCCTTGATGAATTTAAGAATAGAGTTACGTTGAGATTGTTTCTTGATTGCTCCCACCTTCTTTAGTAGTTGTGAGAAAATCTTATCTACGATTTCATTTATAGATGATTCACCTTCTTCAAATTCTTCTAGATGTTGGCTGTAATCATAATTATCACAGAATTTATCAATCGCATCATCATCTACATATTCATTTACAATTACGGGTTTCGTTTTCTCATAAACCTCTTTCATTATCTTAATCTCTTCTTTTTCATCAATCTTCTTTACTTCAATCTTCTTAGGTTGAATCTTAGGCTTCTCAATAAAGACCTCTTCTTCTTCTTCATCGCTATAATCACTATCATCATATAACGCTTGATAAGGGTCTTCGGTTGATGTTTCTTCAACAATAACCTTACCCTCTTTTAATGATTCAATCTCCTTATTCTTCTCTTCAATAATCTTATCCTTTTCTTCAATAATCTTCTTGAGTCTTTCAATCTCTTCACTTGGATCTATAACCGGTTGAGAATTCTTCTTCTCCATCTCTATCAACCAATCTTTTTGTTTAGAAATATGAAAATGAATCTTTCTTAAACGCCAGTTATTAAATGCTTCATATTTAGCGGTGTGGGTTTGGTCGTCCGCAATCATCTTTTTTAATTGTCTCTTAAAACAAGCCTTCGCATTAGGAGTCTTGAACTCTTTACTTTTTAGATATTCATTTAATACCTTGTCTAATCTCTTAGAGTGAATTTCATAGTCTTCATCTACGGGTGTAAGACTGTAATAGCCACGGATTTCATCATCGGTTAGATTAACTTGATTGTTGATTGATTTAGGAATTGAGGTCATCTTTTTTCTATACTTCTATATATAAAATAATCTTTAAATCAATTATGTCTAAAATTGACATTATGTCTAAAATTGACATCTCATAAAATAAACACCCTTGATGATTAGAGAGCAATATGTCTTTTTTATTTCATATGTCTAAAATTGACATCTTTAAAAATCGGAAAAATTAAATTTAATATCTTGATTTCTTTTTACTTGTTGATTTACTGAATCCATCAAAAACCTTTTCGGGTCTAATTTTCTTATCATCATCCAACGATTTCTTAATATCTAATTGAACCTTATTGTGATCGGTGATTGGTTTTACATTTACGCTTTTCTTTTTAGGCATTATATAATTAGGATATTTTTTTTCATAATTTTTTTTCATTAAAAAAATATATATAATATTTATAAATGAGTTTAGTTGTTACTTCAAATATTGCGACCGAGGATGACCCATCATTCTCTAACGTCTTCAAACCCTTCTCGTATCAAAATAGATTACTGAATACTATGAGAATACCACCGATGAGTGAAATTGCTTTACAGAGTGCAAAAATCAATAAGAATGGTTTATTTATTCTTGATAGAGCTAATAGCGGTTTCTGTCATTACTTCGGTACACCCATAGAAGATTTAGATGATGATAATTTTGATAATTCTACTAGTCAACCCTTTAGAGCTGTAATTGGTGCGGGTGAAGCATTTAGGGCGGGAGACAAGAAGAATGAAGTCAATATCGATGATATGGCGGGTGAAATTAAAAAGGGTATGGATCAAGCAACATTTCACCCTTCATTAATTACTGGTGAAAATACAACCGGTAATGCTGTTACTCCACTTTATGATGGAACAAGTTTAGCATTTAGAGGTTTTAAATTTGTTACTACCCAGCAGACCGCTAAAACTACAAGACTTGCTGCTAATATAACTTTTACTGACATCTCTAAAAATAATGGTTATAATTTTACACAAGCAGCGGGAGTAGTAACAACAACTGATACGAGGGGTTTCTACGTCCAAAATCGTGAGTATCCAATCTCGCAGAATGCTGGAACTGCTATTTTTAATTTTAGTGAAGCTAATGCGATTGCTGCTACTCCTTGGTTTGTTGGTTTATCAAGAATCAATAAACAGAGAAATATTGGAGATGGTGATTATGACTATTTACCTAATTATTTTGATGATACGGTTGCTTCTACCGGTTTAGTGATACAAGGACAAATGAGATACGCTGATATTGCTGTTAGTAGATCACTAGTAGGAGGTGTCGCAACATTAAGAGTATTTCAAAGTGGGTCTAAAAGTGATGCCGGAATCGGTCAAGGTATTTGTATGAATGAGGTTATTTATTATGGTTTACATAATGCTAATTTTAATACTGCTTATGATATAGGAGCTAATGCTAATAAATATAGAAAAGTTAAATTTGTATTGAATAATGAAGAATTAGAAATATATATGATAAGAGAAGATGGAACAGAAGATTTACTATGTGATTATACAACCTTAAGGGCAGCGGGGGCTGTTAAAAATGAATGTCTAAATCCGGTGAATGCTGCTAAATGGGCTATGTATCCGGTTATGGCTGTGTCGGGTGGGTTTGCTTCGGGGGCGAGAAGTCTAACTTTAGAAAGTATAGACCATTATACTAATTACCCCGCTTTCGATGAAACTAAATATTTTAATTATGATTGGTGGGGTTGGTCGCAAGAATATGGTGAAACTATCTTTTGTAAGAAACTTGAGATGAGAGATTGGAATAATCAAGCAAGGACTGTATCCCAACACGGAGCTGGTGCGAATGGATTATTAGCACCAAAAGGGGTGAATGGCTCGGGTGGTATGAGTGATTATAAATCCATACTTATTACTGCGAGAAGTGCGGCATACGGAACATCTACTAATGAATGTAATACTCAATTTACCTTGGGTTATTCGGGTGATCCAATATCGAATCCAACACAAACAACTTTAGTATCTACAAATGAAAGCACATCAACTCCTAAACTTGTTTCAAATATTTCATTATTCATAAGATTAAATAATTTCACTCAAAACTCGGTGAATGCTCGTCAAGGAACTAATAGTAAGATTATAGCTCATTTACCACGATTTGATAATAGTGGAAATGAAACCGGTGGTTTATATTTTGAACCCCACGAGAAAACATATCTATCATTAAATAACCCCGAAGAAATTTTAATCAATTCATTTGATGTTGATATTGTTTATGATAATGAAACATTATGCACGGCTTTGACTGGTAAAACAATAGTGTGTTTTCATATAAGACAATCTAAAATGTAAATATGTCTAAAATTGACATCTCAGTAATTATAAGTCTCAGTAATATTATTTTCAATATGTCTATTTTATGTCATATGTCAATTTTAGACATCTTGATATTATTTAAAAATAATTTTCTATATATAAGTATAAATAATGGATTTAACCGAAGCTCAAATTGCGAAGGTTTTAATTGATTACAAGAAGAAGAGAGAAAGAGAGAATAAGTATTATCACGAGGTAAGTAAGCACGATGAAGAATTCAAGAAGAAGAATAGAGAAAGAGCCAAGAATCATTATCATAAGGTTGGTAAAGATATGAAGTGTAATCAATATCAAGATAATAAAGAATTCGTGAAAGCAAGATCATTATATAACTATTACAAGAAGAATAATAATCTTGAAAAATTTAAGGAGAAGCACGAAGAGAAATGTAAGATACTTGCCGAAAGAGGGATTGAAGTTTAACTTTTAACTATGTTTTTTTATCTTATCTTTTTTTATATACTCATAATATAAATGAGTGAATATGTTGACACAAAACTTATCAATTGTAATCGTCTCGCATCAGTCGAGAGTAGAACCGGTAATGATTCTAATCCCGCTGTTTTTACAAATCCTTTAAATGAAACAGTAAGATTAGATGTTGGTGATAAGGTTAGTCTAGAAAGAGCATTCATTAATGAAGTTGGTGCTGGTAATCCACAAACCATAGAATTTAAAGGATTAACTCGTGGTAGAAACGCAGTTAATACTTATACTGATATACAACCCGACGATTATTATTATAAAAAAAGCACTACTTATGATCCTAAATATAGATTGGGATATTATAGAAGTATAACCACAAATGAAGTTGTGAGACAATCTTTACCTAATGAACCACCTTTACCTACTGATGAAACAGTAGATTTACGAGATAATCTTGCTCCATTGGTGATAGGTTATTATATTACCTCAAATGAATATCCAAACTACGTACAACACCCAAGAAGATTTGATACTAGTCTAGGATTAAGAGGTAATGTAAATAGAAATAATGCTCAAGCATATACTAATAGGGATAGTATTAACGCGGGATTACCATTTGACGAAGCAACAACAAATAAAAATTGCCCTTGTTTTGCTGATTATAGAAGAACAGAAGATGCGGGTAGTATACAATATTTTAAACAAAAAGTTGATAATACAAGATATACTTTATTTATTAAAAATAAAATAGCATATAGTATTGGTGCTACAAATGATAAAGAACAATTCCCAACAAAATATCATAATGGTATTTTCCAAGAGGCAACATATTATCGGGTAAGAGAAAAAATATTAATAGAAGTCAATAAGGGTTTTAATACTCCAAGTGCCATAGCCAATCAAATAACACAGCAACTGACTGAAACTAAAAATGAAACTATTTTTGAAATCTATGATGCGGATGGTTTTAATCATCCTTTAACAAAAACAATTGAAACAAATACATTTAAACCCATTAATGCCCAAAATCATTATAATTTTGGTAGTGAAGCTTATGATGGATATGTATTACAACCCCTCCCCGTTACTAATGGTAATATTACACAACTAGCAGTAGATTATATAGGTACATTTGGTTACATAGGAGTGAAACGCCCCGAAATATTTGAGACTGGAAGAAAGATGCATCAACTTCTCAATACTACTGAAAATATGCCGACTATTCATAATGATAATGGTGATCTAATAGGTGGACGAATAGATCCTAATGAAGGTTTTATTTTAATGAGAGAAATTCCAACATTTACAGCTCAGACTACAAATGAAGATTCATTTATAACTCTTAATGTATTATATACTGAAGAAAACTTAAAAATAATTAGAGATTTTTTTGATTCTCAAGCATTATATCCCGAATTATGGGATAATCTACAAGATACAATTTATTATAGTGATACTAATGTTGATACATTACATAGACCTTCAATCGATAATAGTAGATTTTTCCATATGAATAAATACAGTGCAGTAGCAACAGCAAGTCCTAGAAATGAAACTTTTGGAGATGATGCTTTTACACAAAGAGCAGCACCCAATAATGTTCCCATGGTTTCAGCTCCAGTATTTTTTAAATATGATGAAACTAGAAGAGATACTTTTATACCAGCAACATCTTTTAGAACTGTTTCCGTAAGTGGTTTAAGTTATGGCTCATTTTTCCCGTATGAGTTCCTTAATTATGATAATACTGGTAATAACCCACAACCTATATATTTAATTGGTTTATCTTGTGATGGTGTGGGTGGTATTCCAAGAGATTTATTTACTGAAGACACAACACCAGCAGACCCCACTTATAGAGCCATCCAACAAGGTAGAAGACTAGGATATGATTTTCATGCGAGTGCTTATAGCACAGCAATCATATCTCCTTATAGTGGTTATTTTAATAGTGATATAGGTGTTGCTGCTACTCTAAATGATGGTAAAAAACCCACTGACACTACATACGAATATAGTACTCAAATCAATCATATTAGAAGCACGGGATCATCTACAGCTACAACGGATTTTAACCCATATATGACGATGAGTTATATTGGAGCAAATAATCCGGCAATCAATTATAATACTACAACAAATAGATTTGAGCTTTCTAGATTTCATACGGGTAATAATGTTGGTAATCTATTAAGTGCTGGTAATCCTAGTGCTTTTGTTAATAGTGAGAGTTTATGCCCTCCTAATAGAAGCACAGAAAGATTAATACAACCAGCAACACCTAATCAAGAAGCGGGTAATACAGTATATAAAATTAATCCAAGACCTCCTCAATTTGGTTTTTCACCAACATTTAAACCATACTTTAGAAACTATCAAGCATATAGAACACAACCTTATCCAAAAACAGCAAAAGATCTTATAGCAAACAATACAGATAATACAATTAAATATGATGGTAATAATCAAAATATAGAACCTTTTAAAATATTTGATAGTCATGGCGGTATTTATATTGATGATTGGGGATTTGATGAAGATAATTGGGAGGATAATTTATGGGATATTTTAGGTTTTGATTATTATGCTGTTAATGCTCCCGCTTCATCTCAAAATGTTTTAACTAAAAGAGTTGATAATGAAAATAGTAATTTATTATATAGACCAACTACGAATGCTGAAGTGGTTCAAACTGATACTAAAAATTATGTAACAAATCAATTTGGAACTGTTATGTATTA